AGAAAATATTTCCAAAAGTTATTAAGTATCATACTGCATGTTTCATGGCAGCTACACTCCATTATGATGCACACAATTCTTCTGTGCAAAATAATCTCCCTGAGAGGCCCAAAGGTTTCAGTGGATCTTATTTATTATGGACTGGGAATGTTAAGCGTTTCTTAAAGAATAAAATTAATTCAAAAAAGAAACATGGTCCTCATCTAGGTTTTTCCCTCTTACAGGGTGTTAAACGTGGTTGTGCCCAAGTTTCTGATGATTTTTTATTAGACGAGCTTAAATCTCATGTAACTGCTATGACTACTCCACCGACATTTTCAATTAGAGATGTTTACATTAATCATAGTAAATATGATGAATTATTAACTAAAGTCACTCAAAATCCTTTTTCTACATTTATGAATGTTTTTAAAAGATATCCTGTTGCTGATTTTCTTTATATCAAACGCTCAACTTCTGTTGAGCCTTCACATAATTCTTCATACAAATTTTCTAAGATTCAAGGTGGAGCATATCATGACGTTATTCAAGAGCTTAATATTCAAAAGAAAGAACAAATTATTCTTACCAAAGATGGTTTTTCCACAACTTTTAAGTATTCTGCTCCTTCTTTTGATAATGTCTTGTCCCATGTAGTTGATGATCTAGATACTAAAAACATTATACAGAGTTTCAATGAAGATTTTAATTGGGGATTACCAGATTTCACATTATTGCGTACCTCCGTGGTTCCTTTAAAAGAACCTCTGAAAGTTCGAACTATTACTAAATCTGAGGCAGTCCCTACCTATTTAGCAAAACCTTTACAAATGAATATGAAAAAATATATCAATCTTTTTCCATCTTTTGTACTTACAACAAGACCTCTTTTAATAGAGGATTTCAACTCTGTTCTTAATAAGTACAATTTATTATGCAAAAAGATATCATTTGATTTAGGTTTTAATTTGCATGTATCAGGTGATTACAAGGCAGCAACGGATAAATTGAATATTGATTTTACGAAATCAATTTTCCATTCTGTTTATCACGATAAACTTAAAATGCCATCTATTTGGTATGATGAGTTTAAACCTGTCCTCTTTAATCAAATTTTGGAGTATCCAAAGAAGTATTCTAAACAACTGAAAGCTACTTTTCCACAATTTGATTTAGATCCATCTGGTCCTCTATTTGTTATAAAACAAGAAAATGGTCAACTTATGGGTTCTATACTTTCATTTCCAATATTATGCTTAGCTAATTTGTTATGTTATCATACCGCCTTAGAAAAGTATATAAAATTTAAAGTTGGAAAATGTATTTATATTGATCCTTTTGATCTTCCTGTTCTTGTAAATGGTGATGATATCTATTTTAAGACAAACCCTGAATTTTATGAATTTTGGTTATCTGAAATTAAAATAGCTGGTTTTATCCTATCTGTAGGTAAAAATTATGTTCATCCTACCATTTTCACTATCAATTCACGTTGTTTTTCTGAATCTAATAAACAAATTATTGAGATCCCTTATCTTAATGTTGGTCTTTTACAAGGTCAATCTAAGTCTGGGAAGATTCAAGAGAAATTGCCAATTTGGGATACTTATTCTAAATTGATGAATAGTGTTTTTAACAAAAAGAATGCATTTAATAGGTTCCTTTTCTATCATTCTAAAGATATTCGTTGTTCAACCTCAACTTCTTCTAATAAGAGGGGAGGGGATATCAACCTGTTCTTACCGAGACAACTTGGTGGTTTAGGTTTTAAATGTTTTCCTGAAATTGATTTTAACATTACATCTTTCCAAAAAAGATTATCTGTTTTTAATCATAATCAAATCAAAAAGGAATACATGAAATTGATATCCAAGTCTGATGTTAATCAAGTAACACAGACTGTTGAAATTAAG